AGCAGCTTCTTCATCAATTTTCTCAAGTCTTGCTTGTTCTACAGCATTTCTGATGTTTTCCGTCTTAGCGTTCTTAGCGAATTCAAGCCCCAGAGACTTTGCCTCTTCAAGTAACTTTTCTCGTTCAGTCATTTTAATTCCTTTTGTGTATTTGGTTTAAGGCACATAGCCAACAAGAGCCACCAGTGTGGCTCTCATTCGTTATGTAACGATTTCGTAGAGATGTCCTTCTTGAACCCAGTTATAAAGCCCGGTATCATTCACTCCATCATCATCAGTGTCTGTTTTTACATCATCCCAGTCAGGGTTGTTTTTGATAACAGTACCCTGCTTTCCAACGATAGCAGTAGATACTGCAGTCAATAGATTCTGATCGACTTTTGTCAATACAACATCTGAATCAGCAGTACCTTTTGGAGATACATTAAATGCAAATCTCACATATCTTCCGCTTCCGTCTTTAACGACTACCATGTCTTTATCAAGAGCACCATCTGCAAGAGCTCTCACTTTTATACTAATTACTGCCATTACGCATCCTTTTTATTTTTTCTCTTAGGTTTGGTTCCAGTTGTTACCTGAACCTCTTCCGTAGTTTCGCACTGCTCAGGTTCGTCATTTGCTGAACCACCTGCTGCTTGTGTTCCTCCTGAACCATCAGTGGCTGGCTTAGTTGCCGAGCCATCTGCTGCTGGTGTAGTTGGCTGTGAAGTCTTTGCTTGATCTCCGCTACCATCACACACAACAAGAACACCGTCAGCTATCAGCTTCTTAACAGTTGCTGATGCCACACCAGGCTTTTCTACGGTATAGATTCCATTTTTGTCATCAATGATAACAAGTTCTGTACCAGTTAGAGTTGAGTTCAACAGAGTATCCTCTGTAGGAACTTTAATTACCAACTGGTTGCTTGGGGAAATTCCGTCTTTAATCATGCCTATTCCTTTATGTATTCATGCGTTGGTTCAAAACCAACACACTACTTATTTCTTCTTAGGGCTTGTACCCTTCTTTTTCTTACATGCCATTTCTGACTCCCTTTAAATGTCAATATTAGATTTCAGCTACAGTTTTGTAGAGTGCAATCCACTCTGGTCTCTGTACCATGAATCCGTAGTACCACTTGATAGAATAGAATCCAGTCTCTCCATATGGATCAAGAGAGTTCACATTGTCCATAGGAGCCTTGTGATTGATTTTCCACTTAACTTTCTTACCAGAAGTCTGGAATCCGATAGTAGTGAATGAACCAGAACCAACAGCAAGCATTGGATAGATGTCATAGTTTCCGCCAGTAGCTCTGTATCCTGCGTTTGCAGCAGTTTCAGCTTTACCTTTACCTGCCCAGTGAAGCATATCAGGAACCACGATGATTCTCCATGCGTCAATAGCACCAACCTCACCTTTAGCAAGAGTTCCTGCTGAAGCATAGTGTCTAGCATCTACGAATGCTTTTTCACCGTGAAGGTCTTTCATTCTCTTGAGTGTTGGAAGCATTTCAGAACCAACATACAGGTATCTAGCTCCATCAATTGTCTTGGTGTCGATCAGTCTTGAACCAGTGATAAGCTTTGTAGCTTTTGGACATTTGTTGTCGTCAAGTGTGATTCCAAGCTTCATAAGACCTTCGTATGTAGGTACTGAGATTACATCTGAAGACTCACCGGTGATCTCTGCATCAGAAGTTGCAGCTCCACCATATCTGATTACACCTGCTGCATTCAGCAAGTCAACCTGTAGCTGTGCTTCAGTGATCTCATTTGCACCTCTTGTAGACTCTCTACGGATATGCATCTGAAGTTGAGCATCTGTATCGAAGTCAAGTGATTCTTGAGAATACTCATCAAAGAAACCGAACTTAGCCATTGTACCTTCGATCTCAACTCTCTTGAACCCTACACGGTTCACTCTACCACCATGCTCAGTAAGAGTTGGAAGTTTACCTACGATTGTACCGATATCCTTTGAAGAACCATAAAGGTTACCATTGGAGATTGTAGCACCTGTTGCATCAATACCCTGGTCATTGATGTTTCTGTCATCTAGCAGTGGTAAGTACAGGTACTGCTTGATTTTCTTACCATAATGCTTAGGCATAGACTTTGCATCAGCGATCTGACCAAAGTATTGCTCTTTTGCAATCTCGATAAGAGCTTTCTTGTCGAAGTAGTAAGTGTTGATCTGTGGACCGATAGAACTGTCTGTTCCGTCACCATAGATTCTTTCTGAGTCGTTTGTTGCTGTGTTGAATGCACCAGTGCTTGACATTGCTGCCAAAGCTGCTACATGTGAAAGTTTTATTTTAAACATTTTCATTCCTTGTTTATAATAGCTGTCCACCGAACTTCTTCTCGAATTCCTCATCGGATATTCCAAGAATGTCGAGTGGATCAAAATCCTGCTCTTTCTTGCGTGAACTTCTTGTTCCAGACATTGCTGCCTTTCTTCTCTTTGAAGCACCCGTAGAGCGTCTTGCTGGCCGTTGGTCATTTGCTGGTTCCGGAGTAGGTATTTCAGCAGGTGGTTGCTCTTGCTGTCTTGCAGCCATTTGCTGGACCGTTGCTATATACGCCTCAATGTCACTGACATTTGAAGGTATTTGCTTTGTGTCCCTACCATACTGAACCATCTCCATCACCTGGTCGTAGATCCCATTCTCTATGTCATCATTTAGTGATCTTATATAATCCGGGTTCTCACTTATTATTTCTTTACTTTTAGAATCGAGTGAATTACTCATTACATCAATAGTCTTTTGATAGGAAGGTGACTCTTTAATATCAAGAAGTGCTTGTTCAATTTCAACCTCAGCCTGTGATACCATGTGGTTCTCAGGCTTATAGCTTGTTGCGTCAGCACTGTCCTCAAAGTCTGCGAGATCCATTGGATCCAGCTCATTTTGTGCCAATAGCTTCTTTATAGCCTCAGGCTTTCCAGCCTTTGCCTCAAGAAGTAGGTTTAGCTCATCTTGGTTCTCAAGCAGACCTTGTTTTTCAAGCGTTTTTAATGCTTGCATATGAGGACGCATATATTGCATCTTTTTATTATAGTCAACACCCATCTCGATCAAACTCTGTGCATGATCAACACCCTTGATATGTACTTGACGACCAGAAGCTTTGATTGGCTGCTCAAACAATCTCTTGTAGGCAGCTTCATACTCTTTATATCGTTGTTCCATATCTTCTTCAGTAGGTTGGTCGCCATCAGATTCAGAATTATCTTCAGTTTGCTCAGAACCATTAGCTTCTGCAGTAGCTTCTTGTTCGTCTTCATTTACATCAGAATCTTCTTCTTCTTCGTCGCCATCGCCTAATGTATCATCTTCTTGACCATCTTGGTTCTGTTCAAAGTCTTCTGGGGACATTTTTTCAAATTCGTCATCAGACATGGAGAGTACATCCTCTTCAGTGGTCTCTTCGACATCTTCGTCAATCTCCTCTACTTCGTCAGAACCAGCAGATGAGGGAGCTTGAAGTGACATTACAGCCGCAAGGCTAAATTCAATCGTCTTCATATTACTCTCCTTCTGCTTCAGCGAACTCTGCTCTCATTTCCTCGAGCTCTTCCTCGGATGCTCTAATGGATGCTTCCATCTGATCTCCAAGTCTGTATGTCTGAAGTAGATATTGTTTGGTTGTTGCAATACCAAGCATATCATCTATCAGTTCTTTACGCTTCTCTTCGCTATCGTAGCCTGGATCTCTAAGTAGGCTAACAAGTCTCGCTGCATTTTCTTCAAAGAATCCCTTCTCAAAGATAAGCTTAAAATCCTTGTTATCGAACAATCTCTTGATTGCCTCTTTCTTTTCCACTGCTTCTTTAGCTGCCTCGATTGAGATCTCAATTTGTTTCTCAACTTGCTCTAAGTGCTCTTCATTGACTGACATGTTTTTCCTTTTATATGGTTTGGTTTGTTTGGTTTATGCTGAATTATAGCACAACTTTAACTTATAGTTGTCTATTGACCAGGGAATCAGCAAGATTCTCTTCCGGTGTATCCATCCCTGGAAGGACATTTACTGGTGTTTTCTGGTAGTGATTATTTGCGTTGAAGAGTTTTGGCTTCAACTTGTCACTACCATTAGACTTTCCCTGGCTTTGTCCCTTTGGAGTTGGATCTGAGTCACCGTATATAGTATTCTCTTTATCCAGTGCTGCAGAAACTCTCTTGTCATCGATAGCATTAACAGCCTTAAGATTCTCAAGCTCAGATTGACGCATATGGTCATTGTTCTTCGCTTCCTCCTGTCTGGCTTCATTGATCCCCTCTTTCTGCTGAACAAAGTCAAGGTCTGTCTTGTCAGCAGTAGATTCAAGTGCTCTTGCCTTGGCAAGCTCTGTTTCTGCTTTTGCATACTTGAGTTCTGTATCAGCTTGGTTCTCAGTACCTTTAGCTCTCTCGTTTGCAACTTGTGCTTCAAGCAACTGCTTCTGAAGATTTTTAATCTCTTGCTCAAGTGGATCTGGTTCTGGTTTATATTCTTCAATACGCTTAGCAAGCTCAGGCATTTTCTTGAGTCTTGCTATCTTTCCAAGGATTATTCCCTGTAATGCAGGATCCATGTTCGGCCCAATGGTTTGAAGCATAAAACCTAGATCCTGTGCCTGCTCCTGATCAACCTCCGGTGTTGATATTGTAAGTCTAAGGTCAAAGTTTCCAGCAAGACCGTCTCTTGATATAGTCACTTCTTCCTCATCAGTGATACGGATTACTTCTTCATCATCAAGATTGATCGCATTCATAGCGACTATCTTTCTTCCTATCTCAACAATACCTGCCGACAGTCTTCTAAGTATTCCCATCTCACGCTTTGATGTAGCATCAGATGCAGATTTAACAGCAGCAGCAGTAGAACCAAGTGCATTTCCTCCCTGTGCTGATGAGAATGCCCTTACACCAGTAAGTGCCTCTGCACCCTGCTCATGGAACTGAACCATCTCCATGGCTGAACGAGGTATCTCAGGGTATGTTGCCATAAAGAACGCTTTGCTTGGATCAATGTCTGGATTGAATATATAATCCTTTCCTTGCTCAAATCTAAGCTTCTGTGCTGGGTCAAGTGCATTTGCAGAGATTCCCTGCTGTGCATTCGCTGATCTACCCATAAGGTCTATCATTCCTCTTGTGACAGCACCAATTATGTCCTGGTGGTCTTCTATGAGTACTGCATCTGGTTCTCCACCATATATATCTCTACGCTTAGGAAGATATACAACCTTAACGAATGGAGGCTTTTTGTCCGGGAAAGGATTTTCTTCCAATCTTATTAGTGTAGAACCAACATACGTTGCAACAATCGGAACCAACGTGCCATCACCATAGATGTCCCAGTTACCCCAGTATTCTATCGCTTTGAGCTTCTTTCGTGGATCACCTTCATTATTAAAGATCTTATCCTCGAACTCTTCATCGCTGATGCTGTCATCATCGTCATCCATTATGGCTTCAACATTGGAGTACTTTGGATCTTCTCTAAGCTCAGCTCTTGAAGTATAGAACTCATAAGCTATGAAGTTAGCCTTGCTGAGGTCCCCCTGGCATGTTGGGTCGAGTATAACCTTGTCGTACTCAAGAACCTCAACAGTTGGTCGGTTATACACAGTCACCATCTCTTCGACGATTTCTGTTGCACCTGACGGATCAGGAACCATCTGTACCATCTGGCTTGCCTCTTGTGCCATAGCCTGATACTGCATAGGATCCATTTGTCCCATCTGTACAGCCTGTTGTGCCTGTTGCATCCTTTGCTGGATCTCAGGAGGAAGCATAGGAACCATCACCGGTTTCTCTACCTCCTCTATCTCTTCAAGGAACTCCCATCCTGTACGCACAAAGACAACACCTTCATCAACTGCAGTTCTAACATATTCATCTATAAAATTGACTCTATCTATGTCTTTGTTAAATTGCTTGTTTATGATTATTGCATTGTCTCTTGCTGCATCTGTATCTTCATGTGTTTGAGGATCGACATCAAACATATCCTCTGATGCAAGCAACGCTTCAGTGAGTGATGAGTATCTCCACTCATTCTGCTTTCTTATCAGCTTTGGCTGTACCTTTGATCTTCCAGGCTTTATCTTTACCTTTAGCTTGCCATCTCTCAGTGCAAGATAATGCTTCACTTTTGAGACATGGCTGCTAAAGTCTGGTTCTGCATCACGTATGTCCTGTTTAAGCTTAGCAACAGTCGGAGGATTTGACCACTCCGGCTGAAGTTGCTTCTGAACAACACTCTCATTGATGCTTATTCTATCTTCCTGATTTATGTTATCCATAGCTTATCCTTTTATGCTATACGCTTAATATATGCAAGCTTGAAATATGGAGGCA